AGCAGACGCGCTGGCAGCGTTCCAGATGGCCAACTCTGTCCAGCCTAGTGCCACGGAGATCAGCAAGAGGTCTAACGCAATCGTACACGCCCTGAGCTTGAAGAGCGGACAGGCAAGTGCTGAGCGCGACTTCAAGAACAACCTAGAGCTACTGGAAAGCTTCGACCGGGTGTTCATCTGCTTCGACAACGAGCCAAAGGCACAAGAACAGGCAGAGAGGTGTGCCAAGCTGCTCAAACCGGGCAAGGCATTCATCGTTGAGCTTGAGCACAAGGACGCTTGCACATACAGTTCGCGCAGCATGGAGCAGGAGTTCCTAGGTCACCTTAAGAACGCCACCTGCTACACTCCTAGTGGTATCAAGAATGCCGCATCAGACTTCGATGGTCTGTGGTCTGAACAGAACCTGCGTTCCATAGACTTCCCCTTCCCTGCCCTACAGAGCAAGACGCTGGGCGTAAGGTCTAGGGAGATCGTCACATGGGCAGCAGGTACAGGCGTAGGCAAGTCCAGCTTGCTCAGGGAGCTTCAGCACCACTACCTGAAGGAAACGGACGTTAGCATAGGTATCATAGCCTTGGAAGAGTCCGTTGACCGTACCCGGCGAGGCATCTTGGCGGTTGAAGCAAGTGATAGACTGCACCTTAACGAAGTATTCGAGAAGTATTCGAAAGAACAGATTAAGGAATACTTTGACACTACTTTAGGCACCGGCAGGGTCTTTATCTACGACCATTTCGGCAGCCTAGAGATGGAAGACCTGATCAACCGTGTCCGGTACATGGTGGTTGGTCTGGATTGCAAGGTCATCTTCATCGACCACCTGAGCATTTTGGTCAGTGGCCTAGACATCAACGACGAACGGAAGGCCATAGACCGTACCATGACGTTGCTCCGCCAGTTGACTGAGGAGACAGGCTGTGCGATACACTTGGTCACACATTTGCGTAGACTAGGATCAGACCGTAGCCATGAAGAGGGCATGGAGGTCAACCTTGGACACCTTAGAGGATCACATGGTATCGCACAGATCAGCGACACAGTGGTCAGCATGGAGAGAGACACACAGAGCGACGATCCGATAGAGTGTAACACTACCACCCTGAGAGTGCTTAAGTGCCGTTATACGGGTGACACAGGGGCTTGCGACAGGCTGCTGTACGACAAAGCCACCGGACGACTTACAACATTGAAGGAGAACTTTTAGTGGCCAAGAAGATGCAGGACAGTACCTACAATCCTAGGACAAAGGTGCGGCGCAGGAACAGGGCAAGACCCCTGAACCATCAGAAGACAACAGGTAAGCGATCAGTATTTGCAGGACAGAAAAGCAGCAAGAGGGGACAGGGATGATACAGGTAGCACTCTTAAGTCAGATGGGGGACGACCTTAGCGTCGTCAACGCAGCACGGGTGAGCTTCGACAAGGTTCACCTTGAGATGGAACCAAGCGACGAGAAGCTGATAAAGTACTTGGCAGATCATAACCACTGGTCCCCCTTTGCCCATATCATTTTGCAATTCCATATCAGAGCGCCTATCTTCGTAGCTAGGCAGCTTGCCAAGCATCAGGTTGGTCTGGTGTGGAACGAGGTAAGCCGCAGGTATGTTAGCGACACCCCAGACACATGGAAACCTGAGATGTGGCGTAAAGTAGCTGACGATAAGAAGCAAGGCTCTATGGAAGAACCTGTCCAGAGTGAGTCTCTCATTTCCAAGATGTATGTAGAGGTCATGATCCACTGCCTGAACACATATGAAATCATGATTGACTCTGGTGTTTGCCCTGAGCAAGCTCGTGCTGTTCTTCCTCAAAGCACATACACAGAATGGTACTGGACCGGATCGCTGTATGCGTTTAGCCGTGTCTGTAAGCTTAGGCTTGCCAAGGATGCACAAGCAGAGACACGGCAGGTAGCGGATCAGATATCAGAACGTTGTAAGATTAACTTCCCCATCAGTTGGAAACATTTATGCAAGTCTGCTACCTAGATATAGAAACCGACAGCCTAGACGCCACAGTGATACACTGTGTGGTCACATTTGACTCTGAGGTGGGCGTCAGGGTGTGGACAGAGCCTACTGGTCTGCACGACTTCCTCAGTCAGTTCGATGAGGTGGTAGCGCACAACGGACTCAGCTTTGACTTCCCCGTGCTTGCCAAGCTGTGGGGCGTCAGGCTGAAGTTCGACCAGATGGTAGACACTTTGGTTCTGTCCATGATGGAGAACCCCTCAAGAGAGGGAGGACATAGTCTTGAAGCATGGGGCAAGCGCCTAGGCAAACACAAGGGAGACTTCAGTGGAGATTTCAGTGCATATACACGCGAAATGCTGGACTACTGCATTCAAGACGTAAAGGTATGTATGCACCTACATTGGACACTTTGGGCAGAGATGGAGGACGAGTTCAGTGAGCAATCGATCAGGGACGAACACAGGATGCGTATCGTTGCTGACCGGGTCAGCCACAATGGCTTTAAGCTGAACAAGCAGAAGGCCGTAGAGCTTTATAACAGGCTGATGATGGAGCAGGACCAGATAGCAGCCGAGTGCATCAATATGTTCCCGCCCATTGTAGAAGAGCGTTACTCGGAGAAGACAGGCAAGCGTCTGAAGGACAAGGTAACAGAGTTTAATCCGGCCAGTAGGCAGCAGATTGCTGAACGCTTGATTGAACTAGGATGGAAACCCACAGAGTTAACACCCAGTGGTAGGGCAAAGGTGGACGAGAAGACACTGGCCAAGTGCGATCTGCCAGTGGCACAGAAGCTGGCACGGTACTTTCTGCTACAGAAGAGATCAGCATTGGTCAAGGCGTGGATAGAGGCTTGCTCTGAGGAATCTAGGGTACATTGCAGGTATCGTACCTTGGGTGCTATCACCAACCGCATGAGTTGTGTCAGCCCCAACCTGCAACAAGTACCAGCAGTTCGCGTAGAATATGGCAAAGACTGTAGAGAATTGTTTGAAGCACCTGAAGGTAGAAAACTGATAGATACAGACGCTGCTGGTCTTGAACTTAGGGTGCTGGCACACTATATGAATGATGAGAGGTTTACCCGTGAAGTGCTTGAGGGCGATGTACATACTGCTAACCAACAGATGGCTGGTCTGGAGACTAGAGACCAAGCTAAGACGTTCATCTACGCGCTTCTCTATGGAGCGGGAGACGCAAAGATCGGAGCGGTCGTCAACGGGTCTGCTAAGGACGGTGCTCAACTTAGGGCGAGATTTATGGCAAATATGCCAGCATACAAGAGGCTGAGCGAGGCCGTCATACGCAAGGGAGAATCGGTGGGCAAGCTGGTGGGACTAGACGGCAGGATACTGCGCGTCAGGTCAGGACACGCTAGCCTTAACACATTGATCCAAGGTAGTTCTGCGGTGCTGATGAAGAAGTGGTTCATGTACGTAGACTACCACCTGAGAAGGAGAAAACTAGATGCCAAGATCGTAGCAATGGTGCATGACGAATTAGTTTTAGAAACATCAGAAAAAGATGTTGATCATGCCAAGGACTGTGTTATACTATCTATACGTCAGGTCAACAAGGCATACAAACTGAACTGTGAACTAGACTGCGACGTTCAAACTGGAAACAATTGGAGCGAGATACACTAATGGCTAATACATTCACATACCTTGAAGGCACAATGTTCTTCCCTTTCATCTTCGACAAGACTGACAAGTTTGACCGCTACAGTGTGGCACTTGGTCTTGAAGGTGATCAGGTCAAGAACGCCAAGAGCATTGGCCTTACTGTTAAACAGGACGCTAACAAAATGGATGGCATGGCTTATGTACAGCTTAAGAGCAACTACAAGCCACTGCTGTTCGATGCAGAGGGTAACGACTACGGTGGGCCTACCATGCTCAGCAATGGCAGCAAGGCCGTGGTAAAGGTCAGCCAACGCCCCTATAACAACAGCTTTGGTACTGGTACTACTACCTTTATGAACGCTGTGAAGATCACTGACCCGGTGGAGTACGTCCCAGAGGGTAAGGGCTTTGACGAGAAGCCAAAGGCCGGAGCGGTGGACGATCTTAACGACGACGTTCCGTTCTAAGTGGGAGCGCCCAAGTACGGGCATTGGGACATTAGTCTGGTAGGCAAGTTCAATCCGGGAGATCATTTTGGATTTGTCTACCAGATTACCCACAAAGAGTCCGGTAAGAGTTATATAGGTTGCAAGCACCTGTATAAATATAAGAAGACAAAGAGAACAACGGAGAGTAATTGGAAATACTACTGTTCAAGTTCTAAATATCTTGAACCGGACATAAAGAAGTTTGGAAAAAGAGCTTTCAGTTTTGTTATACTTTTACTATGCAAAAACAAACGTGACTTGTACTACAATGAGATGAAGATACAGGTTGATCTGGATGTTCTTGGGAGTGATGATTATTACAACAAGAATATTGGTGGTAAGAGGTTCTTCAGGCCAGTTGAAAGCTACAAAAAAATATCTGGGATTAACCATCATAAATACGTAGGCCCCTTTACAATAACTTACGACAACGGTGTTGAGCACAGGGTTGAGGATATGTCTGTCGAAGAGTTTGCTGAGCGCCACGGGTATAATTCAGGTCACTTATCTGGCGTCAGGGCCGGAAAACGAAACACACACAAAAACATAGTAAACTTAAGATACGATGGTGATCCTGTGAAAGATATTACAGGGGTGCGGAACCCCGCGAATCAGGGGCCGTTTACTGTCACTTACAAAGATGGTTCTAGGCAGCGGGTTGAAGACATGAGCATGACAGAGTTTTGCAGACGCTACGGTTATCATTCTGGACACTTCAGTGAAGTTAAAGACGGAAAACGCGCTTATCATAAAAACATAGTGAAGGTGGAACATGACAAAAACGATTGATACACTGGTAGATGACATCTACGAACTGGTGTCTAACGGTAAGAAGAAACCAGACCAAGGACTACTGTTTGAGCTAGGTGCCACGGTGATGGACGCCATGCGTAAACAGTTATGGGTCAGCCAAGCTGAGCCTAATCCCAAGCTTCGTATGTCTAACATTGGCAAGCCTTGTAGCAGGGCGCTCTGGTACGACATCAACGGCGATGAACAGGCTGAGAGCTTCACCCCGCAGACCAAGCTCAAGTTCATTGTAGGTGACATTGTTGAAGCAATGTTGATCTACTTGGCCAAGGAAGCTGGACATTCTGTGACTGAGATGCAAGCTGAGATTGAGATAGACGACATCAAGGGACACATCGATTGCATGATAGATGGTGAACTGGTCGATGTTAAGTCTGCCAGCGCATTCAGCATGAAGAAGTTCAAGAATGGTACGCTACCTGATGATGATGCTTTCGGTTATATCAGTCAGATCAGCGGCTATGCAAATGCCTTTGGCAAGAAGAGCGGTACGTTCTTGGCCTTTGATAAATCAGGCGGAGAACTAGCAACCTATACGCATCACGAAATTGAGGATACCAGTGCCAAGATTGCCAGCATCAAGCACGATGTTGCCCTGCCAGAGCCGCCTGAGAGGCACTTTGATACTGTGGTGGACAAGCAGTCAAGGCGCAAGAAGCTTGGTATCAATTGTTCATACTGCTCCCACAAGAAGACCTGCTGGGGCGACGAGTTAGAGGTTAAGTTCCGGTCAGGCCGTCCGGTGTTCTTAGTTGGAGAGGAGAAGGTAGAACAGGAGGCACAAGGTGAACACGCTTTCTGAAGAGCAGCTTCTTGATATCAGTCAAGCATACAGTTGTGAAGAGATTATAGATTTGCTGGACATAGACTCTCTGAAGCTGCTAGACTTATTGAGAGAAGAGCTAGCCGAGAACATTCATAAATTTAACTTAAGGCCGGTAGACTGTAATGACTTTTAAATCCAATGAAAACCCAATGTTCCGCTCCAAGTTCAGCGAAGACATCTTCAAGCACAAGTATGCCCATGAAGGGTGCATGACTTGGTACGATTTGGCCAAGACTTTGGTAGACGATGTATGTGGTGATCTTCTTACTAAGGACGAGGTAGGTACTCTTACAGAGATGGTAAGAGAACTTAAGTTCATCCCCGGTGGTCGCTACCTGTACTACGCCGGTCGTCCTAATAAGTTCTTCAACAACTGCTACCTGTTGAAAGCAGAAGAGGACAGTCGTGAAGATTGGGCTAATCTTAGCTGGAAGGCTGAGTCCTGTCTGATGACAGGTGGTGGTATTGGTGTGGACTATTCGATCTATCGTCCAGAGGGTTCCGGCCTGAGCAAAACAGGTGGGTTGTCCAGCGGACCTATCCCTAAGATGCAGATGTTGAACGAAATTGGCCGCAGGGTCATGCAGGGTGGTAGTCGTCGGTCTGCTATCTATGCCAGCCTGAACTGGCAGCATCGCGACATTGGTGCCTTCTTGGCCAGTAAGAACTGGTACGATATGGATGTAGGCCAGACAGGGTTCAGCATAGGCCAAGTCAAGGAGCAGGACTTTAACTTTGCAGCACCACTGGACATGACGAACATCAGTGTCAATTATGACACAGAGTGGCTGTTGAATTACTGGAAGACAGGTGAGGTAGGCGAGACGTTTATGACCAACGTCAAACAGGCGTTGAAAACGGCAGAGCCTGGTTTTAGCTTTAACTTCTTTGATAAAGAGAATGAGACACTCCGCAACGCCTGTACAGAGGTGACCAGTGCTGACGATAGCGACGTGTGCAACCTTGGTTCTATCAACATGGGACGCATCAGCAGCCTTAAGGAGTTCAGCCAGATCGTAGAACTAGCAACCAAGTTCCTGATCTGCGGTACGATGAAAGCCAAGCTGCCCTATGATAAGGTCTACCAGACACGCGAGAAGAACCGTAGGCTTGGTCTTGGACTGATGGGTATGCACGAATGGCTGATCAAGAAGGGTCAGAAGTATGAAGTCAGCGATGAGCTTCACCAGTGGCTCTCTGTGTACAAAGGCGTCAGTGATAAAGTCAGTAGAGAGACTGCTGATAAGTTTAGCATTACCCGTCCTGTTGCTAACCGTGCTATTGCTCCTACTGGTAGCATTGGTATTCTTGCTGGTACTTCTACTGGTGTTGAGCCTATCTTTGCTGTTGCCTACAAGCGCAGGTATCTCAAGGGTGGGAACAAGTGGCACTACCAGTACGTGGTAGACAGTGCAGCACAGGAGATCATTGATCTGTATGGTGTGAAACCTGATGGCATTGAGTCTGCCCTAGACTTGGCCAGTGACTACAAGCGCAGGATGAAGTTCCAAGCTGACGTACAGGACTACGTGGATATGTCCATCAGCAGCACGATCAACCTGCCAGAGTGGGGAAGCAAGCTTAACAATGAGGACACTGTTGATGACTTTGCTAATACCCTTGCTAGTTATGCTCACAGGCTGCGAGGTTTCACGGTGTACCCTGACGGATGTAGGGGAGGACAGCCTCTATCTTCGGTGTCCTATAGCGAAGCTGTAGACAAGCTGGGCGAGGAGTTTGAAGAGGGCTTAGAGACGCATGACATCTGCGACATCACGGGACATGGCGGAAGCTGTGGAGTCTAAGAGTCCCTGCGTGAACGTGTGTCAGCTAGAGAACAGGATGCACGATATGATCTGTATAGGTTGTCTGAGAACGCAAGAGGAGATTGCAGATTGGATGACCTATACAGAACTGGAAAAAGACAAAGTTCTATGGAGAATTAAAAATGTACGGTAATGTATTTAGGTCTGGCGAGGAGACAGGCACAGATGATTTTACTCCAGAGTTCTGCCAAGCTATAATTAAACTAGCAGATAACTTAGAGGAAAAAGAAGCCTTAGTCAGTCAAGGTAAGAGGATAGAACAAATTAGGAACAACTCTATGTTTGGCATAGACGATCCTAATTTTATACAGACTGTCTTGTACAGTGTCTTAGCGGCAAACTTGCAGCAAGGTTGGAACTTCGATATCCAAGGTGTACAACCGCTCCAGCTTAGCAAGTACACAGTGGGGGAGAAGTACTCTTGGCACATGGACTATGACCACAAGGAACAAGCTAGGAAGCTTACGTTCAACGTTGTACTCAACGACGACTACGAAGGGGGTGACTTCCAGTTCAGTTGGGGGTCACCCAGTGCGCCTTACAAGAAGAGGGTGATCAAGGAAGAGGCTATGAAAATACCCGGCAGGATCGTTGTCTTCCCCAGCTACTACTACCACAGGGTAACACCAGTGACCAAGGGTGTTCGTTATAGCCTGACCGGCTGGGCGTATGGTCCTGCGTTTAAATAGGATCATCTTGGGCAAACACAATTTTCTGACAGTAAGCCGCCCAGCTTTTAAAGCTACCTGACATACGCTGTTCTTCCATAACTGCCCTGAAGGTTTCCACTTCGGGGCAGTTTTTTACTTCAGACACGCTACTATGGAATGAACCATCGTTGTTCCAAAGTAGGATGATCACCATAAGTTTAATTGTTATGGTCATGTCTCTTCCTTATTGGCAGCATCGAACTTTTGATAAGCGTCTATTCTGCGAAGACGAGCAGGGTCGTAATTGGATAACATATCTCTCGCATTTTGGTCTAACGGTTTAGAGCGATCAATAGCAATGCCCGGACCATTCGCAAACGCTTTACCAATACTTAAATCTAACATAGCTCCTAGTTTTGATCCCGTAGGAAAGTTTAAACCTTGCCTAGTCATGGCGTAAGCATCTTTCCCACTAATATTAAATAACTCGTCGCTGGGTAGTCCGCCTATGCCATCCAAGGCGTTCACCATTGGACTCTGAGCTACTTGCGCTTGCTGATTCTGGGCTTCTTCTTGCTGTTTAGCCACAAGAGCAAGAAGACCCAGAGGCACTGCTTCTTCTTCTTGATACGGTTGCTCTATTGGAGAAGCATATCCAAGCAGCGGTGCGATACTTTGAGAAATTGGTTGCATAATTACCTCGCGTTTTTAACCATTGAAGAACCAAAGTACAGGCCTACAATTGCACTGAGCAAATGTGTGTCCAATGGTGTGATCACCAAGCCTTTCAAAGCTTGCCATTTTACAAGTTCCTTGCCTTCAGTGATGAATAAGAAACCCGGATTCCATTCTGTGTAGCCTATGGTGACAGGTACCTCAGGCCAGAACACTGCTATCACCTTGGGCCACACTATGATAGCTCCCACAGCAGACAAGGCGATGATCCTGCGCGTGACTTGGAAGCCTTTGTTCTCGTACCTGCGCGCCAAGTCTGTAGCCTTAGACTGTGCAGACAAACCCTCTATGGCCCTGTTAAATGCATCCTGCTTGGCCTTCTGGCTTTGACTCCATAGTGTCATAACGCCACTGAGCAAGCCTGAGCCAAGCATGGTCATAAGTTCTAAAGGTATGCCCATCAGTCTGCCTTTCTTACGTCCGACACAGGTGGATGTTTGCCATTATGCATGGAATATAATCGGTCACAAGCTTTTTCTAGCTGCTTGACATTGGCCAAAAGCTCTGCTAGCTGCATATGGTCCCTGCGGAGGTTCTCTGGACTTGCCATCTTTGCCAAGACGTCTATCCTCTGCTGCTGTGTCTCAGTCAACGTAGCCAGCTTGTC